CATCAAACATATCAACTGCAGCCCCAGAAACTTGACGTGCAAATTGTGCTTGTGCGTCTACAAAAGATTGCATAGGCTCACGAAAGGCTTCATCTTTTACAAATGTGTTAAGGAATTGAGTTTTGACGTATTGAACAGAATCAATAGCAGTATTGAAGTAAGTCTTCATGGTAATTCTCCTTTAATTAAGCGAGTTAAAAAATAGTCACCCATTAGGCGTGACAAGTTTATTTATCTAACGACGCATTGACGCTAGATCTTTTGCCTCATCTTCTTTAAAAACGGGCACAAGATTAGACTTATGCAAGCTTCCAATTCCAATGAGTTTATCCCCAGTATAGGTATTCGCTTCTTTCTTGACAGCAACACCTATACCGGAATCTCTTGAAGGTAAATCTCTTGTTAGCCTATCTCTATGAAGGTTAAGAGTATCGGCTAAAGATTTTTTTACCTCCGGGGTCCAAGAAACACCGCGTTTAGGAGAAGAGAGCGTATACTTTTCCTGCTGCTCTTTCCAAGCAGATCTTTCCTTCTCACGTTGTTTACGAGTTTTCTTTTTACTTCCGTAAATCGTAATAATCATGATTAAGTCCTCCATCTATTATAATAGATGTTACGAGGAAATAAATCAACTATCTTTTACGCCCAATATTATATTTTGCAACTAATTCCCAATCATCTTTCTCTTTATACGGAAGAATCTTTATTTGAGAAAGAGGAGAAATAGGTTCTTTAGTTTGAGAAGGATTAATTATTTCAATTAGTTCCCATTCTTCTAAAAGATTAGCGATAGCATTTCTTCTACCGACATCATCTTCAGAAAAATTTGACGGCTTTCCATCGAGAGCAAATAGCTCTTTAAAATGCACAATATAATACCGACCCTGCTTATGAAGAATGTGGCAAGATTGATAGAGTACTTTTTCTTTTCGGGAAGCCACACCAATGCGGGTAAGAGTTTCACGTACCTTTAAGAAGTCATCTTCTTCTACTAATCTCACTTCCACGAGAGATTCTAAAACATTCATAATTCACCCTAACTTCTATGTAATTATAGTTATCGTGAATTATTTATAAACGTGAGTATTTCCTGTACTTTTTCCCTGTTTAGGATTTTTCTATATTCTTCCGCTCTTCTAAGATTAACATTGAAGTACTTAGAAATTGCTAATGTTTCTTGAGAGGTAGTAGATTTCGCCCATTTTGAGAATCTTTTGGATGGTCTTATTGAATGCAACAGGTACTCATACTGCATAATCCCGTCTATCTCCGGGTTCTTGTTCATCTCATTAGCGTATAGTATTGTATCGGTATAATAGGAGAGCGAACGATTAACCAAGTATCCGACATATTCTTTTTCAGCTAACTCATCATTCTCTGTACCTCTCATCATGTGTCTTTTATTGTGAGAGATAGAGTTTACGTAGTCAAATGGATTCATTAAATGAATCCAAACTTACGCTGGGTATTTTTTTTAGAAACACGCTGCTGATGGAAAATCTCTGCTAATGAATAGTCTTTTTTGTCTTCTTTTTCTTTAAAAGTAATATTAAGTTTATTAGCTAGAGATTTTGCTTGCTCGGCAGTATAGTTAGAAAACGTAAGAATATCAAAGCATCTTCCCGGACGTACAAGGGCGGGATCAATTTCATTGATAGAAGGAAGATTAGTGCTAAAAATAAGCTTTTTGCCCTTTACCGTAATTAGCCCGTCGCCAACGTTAAGAAAGCGATGCATCATTGTATTACCGTCACGCCGGGACTTTAAAAAATTATCAGAATCTTCCAATACCATTACCCCGGTATCATCCTCAATAAACCTTGCAAACACATAGTCCTTTTGTAGGATAGTTTCGTCATATGTTACGATAGCGTTTTTACTTGCATAGTGAAGTAGCCCTCTAATAAAAGTAGTCTTACCAGTACCTGGGGGTCCAATGAGTAAGAGAATGGCAGCGTCTGACTGCAAATACCGATCGTAATATTCCTCTACAGACTCACCTTCAAGAAAAGGATACATTTCTGTAACCGGTAACTTGTCACCAAGAAGAGGTACGTTAATTGAGCTTCCATCCCCACCATAGATCCATTCAATATGACATTTTGCAATTAAAAATTTATCTTTAATTTCGTTATAAAGATCTTCTACCCAATTATTATCACCGTAAATCTTAACTGCTACAGCATTTGACGTGACAGAATAATCAAAAAAACATTCATTATCAACATCAATTAACATGCCGGCCTGATCACCAAACTCAATTAATTGCCACCCCTGCTCTTTTACCCCTCTTGTATAATTAATCCATTGATCTTTAGTGCAGACTATGTCCTCACTTTTATGAAAAGTATCCTTTCCTTGACTGGTCCTTAAATCTATTAACTTGGAAATATAATGATCGTTAATGCTTGTACCGGCAAGAAAATACTCGCCCCGTTCCTCAGCTAAGGAGGCTGTATTGTCTCCCACTTCAGCACCTTGTTTCATAGCTCCATCTTCCCATTTTCTATTTGAATTATCTTCTCTACTTTCATCACTTGAAAGTTGCCAACGATGTTTTCTAAAACTTCGCTTTCTTGTTTCTTTCTTTCTCTTAATGTTGGAAAATCTTTTCCTTGTTTTTCCAAAAAGTTTATCTAACGTTTCTACTATATAATCTGGATCATCGTTCATTTAAATTCACACTCAACCATTATTTCTGTTAGACAGGCCGTTAGATTAATTTCATGATCGGCAACGAATGCTGCTTTGTATTGATATTCGGCAAGAATTAAAACTAACTGCGGTATGGAAGAAGGTTTTAAATATTCAGATGCCGTGTCATATAATGATCTAAAAAATGTAGTAGTATCAACGTCACTGTTTTCACCAACCCATTTTCTTACGTTAGTAAAGCTTTTTGCTTTTAAATGCTCTAGTACTTCTTTAAGAGTTTCCTCTTTATAGTTAGAAAGAATACCAGAATCTATTTTACCTGTTACAGAATATCTCTGCAACTCGTTAATAGTTCTTCTAAAGTCAGGGAAGTATTTTTCTACGACCCCAGCAACTACCTTTTGATCATATTCTACTTGTTCTTGTGACAAGAGAGAGCAAACGCGCTTGAAAAACTGCGCAGCTAATTTAGGCTTATCATCTTTTGGTATTTTAAATTCTACAACCGAACACCTTGAATGCAAGGGCTCAATAATTCTATTCTTAAAGTTACACGTAAGAATGAAACCACAGTTTTTAGAATACTCTTCCATAAAGTTACGAAGAGCGGGCTGAGTAGAGTTAGGGTTTAAGTAATCAGCTTCGTCAAGAATAACGTACTTACGCCCTCCAGAAAAGGACACAGAAGAAGCAAATGATCTTATTTCATTTCGAAGTGTGTCAATATTACCGTTTAATGACCCATTGATAACGATATAATCATGACCAAGCTCTTCAAGCATTGCTCGGGCAACCGTAGTTTTACCGGTACCGGCTCGACCAGTTAGAAGTAAGTTAGGTATTTTATCTTGGCTTACAAATTCTTGAAATGTATCTTTTAAGTCTTTAGGTAAGACTGTATCTTCAATTTTCTTCGGGCGATATTTTTCTACCCAAAGTAATTCTTCTTTCATCATATATTTTTCTCACAAAATGTTTACTGCTCAAATGTTGAACTACTTTCAGTTGCAATCCAGTACTCTATGTCCTTTCCTTTAAAGTGTGAGATACCTTTCGATGAAATATAAACATCATAATCTTCTGACAGCACTTTAAGATTTTCGGCAAGCATAATCATTTTAAACTTTTGTTTATCAATACAAGTGCCTACCTGTACTTTAAACTTATCGGCAAGTGGGTTCTTTGTATTGATAGTTTCAATATGCATGATTCCATTTTCACCGGTGACGGCTACCTCCGGGGTTCCTAAAATTGCCATCGCCTTAAACAGTCCCTGTAAGGTATTGTTAGTAAGTTTAAACCCTATTTCCATTTCAGGTAATTTTATTTCCTTATCACCGGGTGCAACAATATTATCCATATCACCGTATGTGTATTGAACCTGTTGATTATTACCACTAACAATTAAAAATTTTTCTTCCAAAGTAATCTCAGGCAGCTCAAAAAGTGACAGTACACTGAGAAACTTGGATAACTCATAAATGGCAAACGTTGAAGGTATTGTTTCACCAATAATGGCTTTTGAGTATACCGTCTTGTTCGGCGTCATTGTCCTTAAAGTATTACCCTCTCTAAAAACAAGAGAGGGATTTAGTACAGAATAGTTTTTAAGAATTTGTACTGTTCTTTGACTTAGCTTCATTTCTTACCTTTTTTAAGTTGACTGGCGTCAGCTGTCGCGGTGGCGCCAATTTGTGCAAGGTCAATAAGACTTCCACCAAAGATGTAAGTGCCAACGTGCTGCAATCTAATCCATGGGCAAAGATAATTTTTCATTCCCATTTTAGTAACATGGTAGCAAAAGTTGTAATCTTCAGAAAGGTAACGTTTAGATTCAGGATCAATAATACAATCAAAATATGCCATAATTTCACGTGTTCCGTCAAAGTGTTCCGTTCGAACGTGATCTGGTTTATATGATTGCTTAGGGTATGCTTTTGCGTATGCTTCAAACGTCTTGCGACGAATCATCATAAAGCCGGTGCCGAGCTCTAACACCTCCACAGGTTTATTAAGAGGAATTTCTTTTTGACCGCCTTTAGGGTTAAATACATAATCCCCTACATACTTTTCTAGGTTATTAGGCTGCTCGTCAGCAAAACCTTTATCAACGGCCTGCTTAATCTTTTCCCATGAAATACATTTTTTAGGATAAGGGCCGCCCATTACATCATAGTCTGTATCGTCAGACTGAAGATGTAACATTGCTAAAACGTCTTGCGGGTTAAAGCCAATATCACTATCAATGAACATTAGATGAGTACAATCTGACCTTAAAAACTCGTCAGCACAGTAGTTACGGGCACGGGTAATTAAAGACTCATTAAATAAATAATAGAGCTGTAATGGAATTTGAAACTTAGCAAAAAGCGCCGATAAGTCTGCAACAGACTTTGTATACATTCCTGCACACTGTCCCCCGTACATGGGAGTAGCTAAAAAAAGTTTCTTTTTTCTAATTTCGTTGACATCAATTTGCATTTGCATTTTTATACTCCGTTGTTATTATAGTTTGCATTTAGAAAAGTCAGCTGTATACCACTTTGCTTGAGCTTCAGGAGATTTGTCCTTCTGCCATTTTTTTGTACTAGGATCATAAGCACCGGTGCGCGAGCTAATTTCTTTAATCACTTCATCCATCACCTTATCACCGTCAAAACCGTACTTGGCCATTTCGCCGTACGCAAATACGATGATATCGGCCATTGCATCGATACGACCTTCGTTATCTTTTGCAGCAAGAAATTCACCAAGCTCCTCTACAATCATTGCTAAAAAGCCATTTCGGTCTGGTGTCTGCTGTGTAATGAGTCGCTCATCAGACCACTGTTTAATACGTTCAAAATTAGTCATCATTACTCCGCAAAAAAATAAGGATTTTCAACTGTTGTAAACTTACCGACCTCTTTTAAGGTGTTGTTGGTAAGGTTTAGCTTGAATGCTTTATTAGGTTCTGTTTCTTTACTACCTTCAAATTTAGTAGATGAGAAGTTAAAA